GTAGTTTCATACCCAACTTTATCGAGTTTGTCAAACATGATAAGTTGTTCCAGACGGGTATAATCACACCTAATGAACAAAAGCAAGAGGAGTACGGAGCCTACCTGAGCTCTAAGAACGGACCGAATGGTCCCGCTGTGAGAAATTCACATTGGGATTCACTCGCCGTTAGCAGAGCTCCGGAGGACTTTCGTCTGTCCCTGCAAAGATTGCTTGTAAAAGCAGTCCCCCCTGCTGAGTATGTCTACTCAGAGCAGATGGCCGATCTAAAGGCATCGCCTTTAGAGACGAAACGAGTCCCCATCCTCTCTAAGATCTCAATGATCTCAGAGGGGGGTGGAAAGACTCGTAACATCGCCATCATCGATTTCTGGTCACAGAACGCCTTGGTGTGGATCCATGACACTGTCATGGATATACTGCGCAAGAAGAAGACAGATTCGACATATAACCAGGAGGATGGGTTTGCTCGAGTTATCGAGCTAGCCAATCGTACCGGGTACTGTGCCTCATTTGATCTTTCTTCGGCGACCGATCGTTTCCCCGTGTCCATCCAGAAAGAAGTTGTAAAACTTCTCTTTGGAGAACAAGTGGGAGAAGACTGGGCCAAGGTGCTATGTGATCGAGATTTCGTGACTCCAGACGGAAAATTAATCCGTTGGGCGGTGGGGCAACCCCTAGGTGCTTTAAGTTCCTGGGGAGTGTTTGCACTGACACATCACTTTATAGTCAAATACGCGGCGAAGGATTTATTCTTCTCCGAATATATGATTTTAGGTGATGACCTCGTGATAATGAATCAGAAGGTTGCAGATGCTTACAAGAGCATTCTGTCCGAAATCGGGGTTACCGTCTCCGAACAAAAGTCTCTCGTCAGTCTTTCAGGTCACCCTCCTTTTGGGGAATTTGCGAAACGCATATTCCTTGGGGAGGATGAACTGACTGGTCTCCCTCCAGATATCTTACTTGCGGCGAAGGAATCATTATACATGATTCCTCCTCTGCTTTCGTTTCTGAAGAAGAGATGGAAGGTTAACTTCCCTGGATTTGAGCTTTATGTCCCGGGACTGTTTACCTTCTTGACAAAGAAGGGCCAGTCCCATCTTTCCATCATACTTGGATTCGAGACCATCAAAGAAGCCCTTACGGGGTATCCTTGGTGTGTCTTTTCCTCTGAGGCTGTAGGATGGATTAAGTCCTACAACTCAGCGGCAATCCACCATATGATGGCTAAGCTAGAGAACACTTTCATGACTGGGAACAAGAAGAGAAACGAATTTATTCGTAAACTCATCTTGGACGAGCTGAAGGCCTCTGAGGGCGATGCGGTCTCAAAACGCATCCTTCATTGGGTCTCTCAGACCAAACACCCGGTATCGTTGGCGGGGATAATCATTCTAGGTCACCTTTCGGTGGTCCAAGATGAATTATTCAAGCTTACCGATCCATACGTCGAAGTTTTGCCTATAGACCATATTCCTGACCCTGCCCTTGGGGCGATGTTCTACGATCGTAAGACCGAAAGACACCGCAACCATGGACAGATTGTCCTGAAAATGTTCTATGAGCAAGTGAACTTATCTGCACAGCCGAAACCTTGAAAACCAAGTCATCTCCGGGGTAATGGAGAGAGGCCTAACTATTAACCTCCTGTAAGGGAG